AAGACAATGTCCGAGGCTAAGAATATTCTTGCATCGGCAGAGGTAGCCGAGGTGTTTCCTTCGGGTGTTGGTCTCTATGACCTGAATGAGTTTCTTGGTGTGGTCTCCATGTTTGACGAACCGGACCTTGAGTTCTACGACAACTATGTTCGTATCGGTGAGTCCAATCGCGGTGTCCAGTACTTCTTTTCAGACCCGTCGATTCTGACGTCTCCGACGAAGGACATTAAGATGCCGGATCCAGACGTTACCTTTACGCTCTCTGAGTCCGATCTTTCTCAGATTCGACGTGCGGCATCCACACTGTCCGTATCGGATCTGGTAGTCGAACAAAAGGTACCCGGTGAGACGGAACTTACCGCAACGGTAACCGACCTTGCCGATTCGACGTCCAACTCGTTCTCGCTGTATCTTGCCGGTTCGAATCTTCCCGACGTACCGTTTCGGTTCGTGTTCAATGTGTCGAACTTTAAGATCATCCCCGGAGACTATCGAGTCGATGTATCGTCGAAACTGATCTCTCAACTCACTAACCGCAATGCGGACATTAACTATTGGATCGCTCTGGAAAAGAGCTCAACTTTTGGAAACTAGGATAGGAGACTACTATGACTGATGAAACTACTACAGCCACCACTGATGCTACCGAGACGACACCCGGCCTGAGCCTTCAGGATCTTCAGGCAGTCGTTCAGGTCATCGACCTTTGCTCGACTCGAGGTGCCTTTCAGGGCTCTGAGCTCGAGGCTGTCGGTGCACTCCGTGGACGCGTCCAGAGTTTCGTTGCGGCCAATGCACCGACCGAGGAAACCGCCGAAGAAGGAAAGGAGGGGTCCACGGATGAGTAACATGGTTACTATTCCCTCCTCTCCGGAGGATCGTAAACAGGTTCGTGAGCGCCTGTCTGAGATCTCGGACTCGCTCACTCGAATCGAGGCCGAACGGGATCACATCAACGATATCCTTTCGGATCTTCAGGACGAGTACGAGCTTCCTAAGAAGCACATGCGGAAGGTCGCTCGAGTATTCCATAAACAGAACATTCACGAGGTCAAGGAGGAGTTCTCTGATATCGAGGATATTTACAACGCGGTCTCTTCCTGATATAATGGTTTTTTATTTTATGGAGTATGTGAATGAGAACTAACGACGAGTTTATCTGGACGGAAAAGTACCGCCCATCGCGTATCGCCGACTGTATTCTTCCACAGTCGCTGCGCGATACCTTTTCCTCGCTCGTCAAGACCGGCGAGCTTCCTAACATGATCTTCTCCGGTGGTCCGGGTATCGGTAAGACTACCGTTGCCCGGGCTCTTTGTAACGAGCTCGATCTTGACTACCTAATCATCAATGGATCCGAGGAGGGTAACATTGATACCCTTCGTGGTCGAATCAAACAGTTCGCCTCGACGGTATCACTTCAGGGTGGATACAAAGTAGTCATTCTTGACGAGGCCGACTATCTAAATCCTCAGTCGACTCAGCCCGCACTACGTGCATTCATCGAGGAGTTCTCCAAGAACTGTCGGTTCATCCTTACCTGTAACTTCCGGAATCGTATCATCGAGCCGCTTCACTCTCGGTGTTCAGTGTATGAGTTCGCAATTCCGAACGATGAGAAACCCAAGGTCGCGGCCTCGTTCTTTAAACGACTGACCCAGGTACTTGATGCCGAGAACGTCGAGTATGAGAACAAGACTATCGCTACACTGGTCGAGAAGTACTTTCCCGACTGGCGACGCGTACTCAATGAGTGTCAACGATACTCAGTCTCTGGTAGGATCGATGCCGGCATTCTGGTCAACCTTGGCGACGAAAACGTCAAAAACCTGATGTCGTATCTTCGTGATAAGGACTTTTCTAAAATGCGGAGGTGGGTTGCGGACAATATCGATACCGAACCTGCTGCGATCTTTCGCAAGATCTACGACGCATCGACCGACTACCTCAAGCCAGAGTCCGTTCCACAGGTCGTTCTCATTCTTGCGCAGTATCAATACTATAACGCCTTTGTAGCCGATCACGAACTCAACGTGGTCGCATGTATGACAGAGATTATGGTCACAGCGGAGTGGAAGTAAATATGTTTGGTCTATTTAAGAAGAAAAAACCACAGCCGATGGCTCAGCCAGATCCCGAGCATACAAAGGAACTGAAGGCGATCTGGGCAAGTCTGGATCAAGAACTAAAGGACTTTTCCAAAACGGCCCATGATCTGGGACTAAGAGGATCACGATATAATAGGTTAAAAGTATGCTTTAACGAACGAGGTATGTCTGAGCTAGTACGACAGTTGGACGAGATAGGATACGAGATCAGGGCCAAAGAAAAAGGGGACGATCGTGAGTAAGGATTGTATCATCTACGACTTTGAGACACTGAGTCAGGATCAGCGTCGAGGTGTGGTTCTCTGTGTTGCCGGCATTCGATTCAATGAGGACCGATATCTGTCGGACAATCCGTATACGTACAAGGAACTTCTTGACGAATCGGTAATGATGAAGTTCTCCGTGAGGGAACAGGTCGAAACGTACGGTCGTACCATCGATAAGTCGACTCTTGACTGGTGGTCGAGTCAGGGTTCCGAGGCAAGAGAAATGTTAAAGGAGTCCGAGGCGGACGTGTCGATTCGTGAGATCGAGAAGTTTTTTAAGGGTCTGATTCCCGATGCAGGAGATATCTCTCGTGTGTACACTCGCGGCAACACCTTTGATCCGATCTTTACCGAGAGTATCTTCGACATGCTAAGACTGCCACATCCATACAACTGGTGGTCCATTCGTGACACTCGGTCCATGATCGACGGCCTCTCCTTTGGCGCGGGAATTAAGAATTCGTTTATGGTACCAGGCCTTGAGGATTCGTTCGTTCACCACGATCCCAACCACGATGTCGCCATGGACATCATGCGGATGCAGTACCTCGCCCGTGAGACAATGCTATGAGCGGTAAGTGGCACGGTGGTAAGGGTTCTCGTAGACGAACCAAGGCAAACGATCGTGCATTCCGAGAGGGTTACGACCGCATCTTTGGTAATGGAGACAGTGTGAATGGCAAAAAAGAGCAACGAAAAGAAAAAGACGGATAACAAGCTGACACCGTTCTCGTTCGTCAATGAGATCAATATCGGTAAGCGTGATATCATGCGTGATCAGAACGGCGAACACTCCGACCTTTTGGAGAAGGTCTACAATCCCTATATTACGAATCGTTCACTCTCGTACTTTAACGATACGGTACTCTATGCGAACGAAATGAACAAGAACCACCACATCGATTCACGGCTTCAAAACTCGTATCTTATAAATACCATTAGGAAACGAAAGCGTTTCTCGAAATGGATTAAACCGACTGAGTTAGAAGATATGGACGCCGTGAAGGAATACTATGGTTATAGCAACCAACGGGCCCGTGAAGTTCTGACTCTGTTGTCAAATGAACAAATTACTGAATTGAAACAAAGGGTCTATAAAGGTGGTTACAACAAATCCAAGAAATGAAACTCCTGCCCTCGAGGCCTCCTCAACAAGAGAAGACGATCGTCCTCTAGAGTGGACTCCGGCAATGATGCTAGAGATCTCTCTTGCCGAACCGGATGACTTTCTTAAGGTACGCGAGACACTTACACGTATCGGTGTTGCCTCGAGACGAGAGAATAAACTCTTCCAGTCATGCCACATCCTTCATAAGCAGGGTCGGTACTTTATCGTTCACTTTAAGGAACTCTTCCTTCTTGACGGTAAGCCATCGAATCTAATGGAGAACGACTTAAAACGAAGAAACACCATCGTGACTCTTCTCTCCGACTGGGGTCTTGTTGATCCGGTTAATCCTGAGCAGCTGAAGGATCTGGCGCCGCTGAGGCAGATCAAGATCATTTCGTATCGAGACAAATCCAACTGGGAACTGTGCCCTAAGTACAACATAGGTAGATAGGCTTTATGACAAAGAGAGTAGCAACAGTCAGTATCTTTGAGACCGATATCGACGACTATTACTCTGTAACATTTATTGATGAGAACGGTAGACGAGTGTCTCAGCAAGTGACTGATGATGAGCAAGAGGCTAGACAATTGAAGGAGAGCTGGGAAAATGGACAATACGGATACCTCACTGAATCTTAGTGTAGAGACCACTCCAAAAAAGATTAGCATAGACAACATCAGCGATGTAGTTCTTACTCATGCGGACTACATCACTATTACCCATCTTCCGAGTAATCCTCTGAAGCTGACGTATAAGTCGGCATCAAGACTCGTCGACAAGAGATCCGTCGATCCCTCAAGGATCGTTCCTCATATCGCTGCACGGTCGATTACATCAAAGGTCGAACTCACTCGACAGCTTAAGAATTTTGAGGCGGTCGGAATTCGAAATCTAATCATTGTTGGTGGAAATCCGGCCAAACCTCAAGGACCGTATCCAACGGATGATTCGGTAAGGGCGCGTGCACGAGACTTTACTTTTAGGAATCTCTACTGCGGCGTGTATCCAGACACTCAGTCCGTCACCGAGGTACAGATGCATAAGTACTCTCAGTATTCTGGCGGCGTATCTCAGATCTGTCTCAGCCCATCGAAACTCGAGGGTTTCAAACCATCAACACGAATCGGTGTTCCCTCAAAGGCAACAAGAGAGGGTCTTCTTCGATACATGAAGATCTGCGGTGTCGGCCCTTCCCTTAGGTTCCCTCTTCGAAACGCAGTGGGTCTCTTAAGATTCACGAACTCAGAGGGATTCGATACATCTAAGTTTGTGAGAGCGGTTCAGCCTCACCACGAGTTCCACGTATTCGACTTTGGTCGGATCGAGGAAACCGTCGAGGAATTGGTCAGCCTCGACGTATAAATAGTAACGGATCGCCTTATAGGGATCCATGACAAATGACTATATTTCTTGCTTAATAAAGGAGAAAGCAATATGACACATCTTAACTATCCAAAGTTCGACGAAATGTTCAAGGGCGCTGATAAGTTCCTAGTTGGCTATGATCGGTTGTTAGATCAACTGTCACAGGTCCACGATCAGGTTGCTAAAAACATCCCGAACTACCCGCCATACAATATCCGCCAGCCGGAAGAGAACAAATACGTCATTGAGATGGCAGTCGCCGGATTCGGTGAGTCTGAGATCGAGATTACTCTCGAGGACGATAAGCTGATCGTCGAGGGTGCCGCCAATGAATCCAATGACGATGTTCTGTACCACGGCCTTGCGCTCCGTAACTTTACTCGCACGTTTACTGTCGACGATCAAGTTGTTGTGAATAACGCGGAGATGGTCAACGGTCTTCTTAAGGTATGGCTCGAACGTATCGTTCCTGAGTCGAAAAAGCCAAGGAAGATTGAAATCAACACAGCTTCTGAAAAGCAGTATCTGACCGAATAAATAACTGCGTAACACGGCCCCCGTCGGCGTCCTGCCGCTCGGGGGTTCTTTTCTACCTATAGGATGGAGTATATTATGTCCTCTGAAATTAAAATCATGCGTCTTGTTACCGGTGAAGAGATCATCTGTGACGTGTCGACCGAATCATCGTCTAGGTACGGTGTCGTCTATAACATTAAGGACGTCGCAATCCTGATTCCCACCGAGGCCAATCAGCTCGGTCTTGCTCCGTTCGTTCCATACTCAACGGCCTCTGTTGACGGCATTACGCTCGCAGAAAAGGACGTGATGTTCGTGACCAAACCGGTCGACGATCTTCGAAAGCAGTATCAGAATATGTTCTCAAAACTCATGACACCGAACCAGGGTATCGTCACCTCCTGATTTACATTCACCTCTCTTTTTGTTATAATAGTCAATTGAATCTATGGAGGTGTGAATGACGGCATCATTTTATACATGTGTCAATCGTTATGGGTCCAAGATCCTTTATCGAGGATACGACGAAACCGGACAGCGTGTCGCACGTAAGGTTACTTACTCGCCGACTCTGTACGCTCCCTCACAACGTGACACTGGGTATCGTGCGCTCGATGGTACTCCCGTCGAGCCTCGCGAATTCGATACGATGCGTGATGCAAAGCAGTACATCGATCAGTACTCTGAGATCGAAAACTTTACGGTGTACGGCAACGAGAACTATCTTGCTCAGTACATCTACGATGAGTTTCCCGATGACGTCGAGTTCGATCGTGCAAGAATCAACGTAACGACAATCGATATCGAGGTTCAGTCCAACGACGGGTTCCCCTTTCCAGAAGAGGCTCGTCACGAAGTGACTGCGATCACCATTAAAAACAACATCGACGGTACGTATCACGTCTGGGGTGTTGGTGAGTACAGCCCCGAGTCATGTGAGCTCGATCCTCAACCGGACATCGTGTACCACCGGTGCGACAACGAGGTTCAACTTCTTCTTAACTTTCTCGATCACTGGGACTCCGAGCGCCATTCGCCCGATGTCGTTACCGGCTGGAACACAAGGCTGTTCGATATTCCGTATCTAGTGAATCGCATCTCGAACATCCTCGGCGAGGACATGACGAAAAAGATGTCGCCGTGGAGGATAGTGAACTATCGTCAGATCGGCGTAAAGGGTAAGTCACTGGATACGTACGACCTATACGGTATTCAGCAGCTCGACTATCTCGATCTCTTTCAGAAGTTTGGATATACGTACGGGGCCCAGGAATCGTATAAGCTCGACCACATCGCCCATGTAGTGCTGGGAGAGCGTAAGCTGTCGTACGATGAGTTTACTTCTCTGCAGAACCTATACGAGGAGGACTATCAGAAGTTCATCGACTACAACATCAAGGACGTCGAGCTCGTCGATCGTCTCGAGGATAAGCTGGGCCTCATTACTCTGGCAATGACTATGGCATACAAGGGAGGGGTGAACTACTCGGATACGTTCGGTACCACTCGTATATGGGATACGATCATTTATCGTAAGCTAATGTCTCGTAACATTGTGATTCCTCCTAACTCTCAAAAACAAAAGGTCAATTTCGAGGGTGCGTACGTCAAGGATCCTCAGGTAGGGCTACACGAATGGGTCGCATCGTTCGATCTAAACTCCCTGTATCCGTCGATCATCGTGCAGTGGAACATGAGTCCAGAGACCGAGTTGACCGGTGTGACTCCCGGAGTCGACGTTGACTTCTGTCTTAACTACGATGACTTTAGTGGATATACTCGTGAGCACACTCTTGCCGCCAACGGTGCAAGATTCCGAAAGGACGAGCAGGGAATCATTCCAGAGATCGTTGTGCAGTACTACGACGATCGTAGGATCACTAAGAAAAAAATGCTCGAAAAGAAACAGGAACTGGAGCATATCGACCGGTCGGACAAACAGAAGGTGTATCAGCTCGAGAAGGAGATCTCTCATCTAGAGAACCAGCAGATGTCCGCTAAGATCCTGCTCAATTCTCTTTACGGAGCTATGGGCAATCGATTCTTTCGGTACTTCTCTCTTCCGATGGCAGAGGGTATTACACTATCCGGGCAGCTTGCGATTCGATGGGCCGAACGTGCGGTCAATCAGTTTATGAATAAGACGCTGGGTACCAAGGGCGAGGACTATGTGATTGCGATCGATACCGACTCGCTGTATGTAAACATGGGGAGTCTGGTAGAAAAGTTTCAACCAAAGAATCCAATCGATTTTCTTGATTCCGCGTGTCGTGATACGATTGAACCGGTGATCGCAAAGTCCTACGATGATCTGTTCGATCGATTCAACTGTTACACGAATCGCATGGAGATGTCCCGAGAGGTCATCGCCGATCGTGGTATCTGGACGGCTAAGAAGCGGTACATTCTCAATGTATTCGATAACGAGGGTGTGCGTTACTCCGATCCGAAGCTTAAGATCATGGGGATCGAGGCGATCAAGTCGTCGACTCCGGGAGCCTGCCGTGACGCACTCAAGGAGCTGTTCAAGGTCATTGTGTCCGGTTCAGAGACTAAGACTCAGCAAGCCATCGATCAGTTTAAGTCATACTTTAAGACACTTCCGCCGGAGGCA